GACTGCGTAAGTTTACTGATTTGATTGGGGGGCGCAAGCCCCCCACTCTCTCATTTCGTTTCAATATTTTAAGGAGGCCGTAATGGCATCAAAGAAGAAGTCCACTTCAGAGGACGAATTTGGAAATAAGATTCCAGTTAAGACTGGTTCTAAGACAATGCGCACAATCCGTTCTTCGGGCGTAGACTCAACACGTGGTTCTCGTGCTGGTTCTTCTCTTCGTGCTCGTGGCATTGAAAAGGGCAACACGGCTGGTCGTGTTGGTTCAAAGACAATGACAACCGCACGTTCAAGCGGTGCAGAGTCTAAGCGTTCAAGCAAGTTGAATACACCACCTCAGTCTATTCGTGCAGCTGGCGCTAAGTCAAAGGCACGTGCTGCTGCATCTACTGCTGCAACACGTACTGCTCGTTCTAGTGGCGCAGAATCTAAGGTTCGTACACGTGGTGCTATGACTGGAAGAACAGCTCGTGCTTCCGGCGCAGAGCGTATGGGCATTACTGGTGCACGTTCAGGTTCGTCTCTTCGTGCTCGTGGAATTGAAACTGGTGGAATTAAGAAAGCAGCTCCAAAGGCTTCTTCTTATCCTCAGTCGGTTCGTGCAGCTGGCGCTAAGGCGGCAGCAAACAAGAACAGCACTTCATCGTTCCGTTCAAACCGTTTTGGCAAGGGTGTACGTGGAGGTAGCGCACAGGTTACCCCTCGTTCTAACCAGTCAATGCGTGCATACGAATACAAGAAGAAGAATCCTGGCAAATATTAAGTAACGAAGTCGCCTATAGGGTATGAGTAAACAACTTGCACACACCCTATATGGTGAACCAGTTTCAGGTATTCGACCTGCGGGTCAAGCCCCAGGAAGTAAATTAGCACCAGCGGGTGCGCCCTATATTGGGCGCAACCGTTGTGTTGCTAACGAGGATACATGCGAAGGCCCTAAAGCTAAGGGCACAGATTATTGCGCAGGTCATCTGCGTTCGATGGCTAAGAAAGAAGTTTGATGGCTACTACGGCTGAGCTTACACAATTTGTATGGGATGTGATGGACCTTGAAGAGGTGGACCTTCCGGCTGCGCTTGTGCGCCAGTTTATGCGTGATGGCTTTGACCGTATTGTTAATCTTGAACGGCGTTGGCCTTCTTATGAGGTCTCATACTCTCTTAATACAACCGCTTCTCAGCGGGATTATCCTATTAGCTCTATTGGTACTGGAGACCTTAGAGAGGTAGTTTCTATTTTGGATAATAGCTCTGCGGGTAATCGTTTGAATATTACGTCTATTGACGATGCCGAGGCGTTGTGGCATGGTTCTTTTGATGTGCCTACTCGTCCTTTGTTTTATACAGAGTGGGGCGAGACTATCAAGCTTTATCCTAAGCCTGATGCTATTTATCCTTTGTCTGTACGTGGTTATCGTAAGCCTAGTTATACCTGGGTGACTGATACGACGTTACAACCTGATTTGGATTATCGTTTCCATACTGCTCTTGCTTACTATGCTATTTCTCAGGCTTATAAGCGTCAGGAAGATTCCGAGATGACACAGCAGTATAAGCAGTCTTTTGATGAGGCTGTTCAGTTGGCTAAGATGGAAATTATGCGTCCTCCTTCGCATCGCCCGATGATTATGTCCAGGGGTTATGTTCGTCCGTCATCTAAGTATTGGCTTGAATCAATGGGTCGTACCTTAGGACAGTAATGGCTGGTTTGCGTGTTTTACGCCAGGATGATTTTACTGGTGGTTTGAATCTTAGAGCTGACCAGTTTCAACTGGGCGCTAATGAATCGCCAAGTATGTTGAACGTAGAGATTGACCCTCGTGGTGGTGTTTTTTCTCGTGGTGCTATGCGTCGCATTAATACCTCCGGTATTTCTGCGCATTGGTTTCCTGAGAACATGTTTGCTTTTTATGGCGATACACATTATGTTCTTCTTAGCACTGGTTTTTTAAATGCTGTTGATGGCGATGTGTTTTATTCTAGTGGCTCCAACTTTACCAGTCTTGGTATTCCTGTTGGTTCTGAACATGGTGCTTCTTATTCTGCTTGGGGTAAAACTCTTTTTATTACTGCAGGTCGTGATAAAGTCGCATACAAATGGGATGGTGTGACTAAGACGGCTTTAACTGCTAGCGGTCCTATTTGGCAGAATAGTTATACATCTCCTACTATTAGTCCTGAGTATTTCCCACAAGCTGAGCATACTATTACTCATGCCGGCAAGGTGTTTGTTGCTAACACAAAAGAGAATGGCGTTGTTAAGTCAACACGCATACGTTGGTCGCATCCAAACAACCCTACGAACTGGGCTGAGCAGGACTATATTGACATTAACGATGGTGGCCAGGATATTACTGGTCTTGCATCTTTTGGTGGTCACTTGCTGGCCTTTAAGCACAACTCTGTGTTTGCTATTTTTGGTTACGACTCTGACACGTTTCAAGTTGTTGAGGTGTCACGCAATGTTGGCGCTGCAACGCCACATGCGGTATGTACTACAGAACGTGGTGTTTATTTCTTTTCGTATCCTGATGGCTTGATGTTGTATAACGGAAACAACATTGTTGACGTTTTTGAACCTATTCGTCCTGCGATTATTGAAGGGCACATTAACGCTGCTGCTATTGACGAGGTTTATGTAAACTACATTAACCGTCGTATTTGGGTTTCTGTTCCCTATAGTGAAACCTCTACTTTCTCTTATCCTACAACTACGTTTGTTTATGACCCTAGTGTTTCTCAGCGTGGTGCTTGGCTGATGTTTAGCACTGGTGATTCTCGTGGTATTGCTGGTGGTTGTACTTTTATTCTTGAGTCAGGTCAGCAGCGTCATCTTGCTGCTCATGCTACTTCTCCTTATGTTCTTAGTGTCGACGAATATAATAATTCGTACGACAATATTACTGGTACAGAACAGCAGTTCACTAGTCGTTATCGTACTCGTTGGATGGATGCTGGTTCGTATAGCCAGAAGAAAATGTGGCGTCGCCCTGATGTTGTTATTAAGCAGGCACAAACCGATAGTACGTTAACGTTTGATATTTACACGGATTATGAGGAGTCGACTACTACCAAGTCGTATTCTATTGAAATTCCTAATGCTGGTTCAGGTATGTTGTGGGGCGTCAGCAAGTGGGCTGAGGCTGCTTGGGGTGCTAGTAACTATGGTTCACAGATTGTTAATGGTCGTTCTATTGGTCTAGCCAAAGCTGTTCAGGTTGAATTTTCAGGTTCTGCTGGAGCTAAGTGGGGTATCAATAGTTTAACGATGAAGTATAATCCTAGAAAGGTAACTAAATAATGGCTGCTTTAAATATTCCTAATTCATTCAGTAACAACACTACTGCTGATGCTAATCAAGTTAATGCTAACTTCCAGGCTGTTGTAGGCTGGGGTAATGGCTTGGTGCATGTTGATGGGTCTGTGAAAGCACAGACTAACTCTATTGCTGATGATGCTGTTACGGCAGCGAAGATTGCTACGGGTGCTGTTGGTACTACCGAGATTGCTGACAATGCTGTTACTAATGCTAAGTTACCTGCTAACAGCTTTTCCTTAACATATCAGGACCATACAATTTATGGTCTTACAGATATTGGCTATGGTTTTGGTTGGACAACAGCGGAAACAAAGCTGACTCTTACTGGTGGAAAAGCTTATGGCAATGTTGTTTCTATTCAGTGTCTTGGTGGTTTGAATGCGTATGGTATGAATGCACGTATTGCTGGTCTTGGTCTTCAAAGTGGTGTTCACACTGCAACAGACGTTACTGTTCAAGCTTCTGTTTCAAACAACGCTGCTGGTGGCAACTACGCTATCGTTAGGATTTGGACTACCTGATGGCTGTTGAGACGCCTCGCAATAATCCACCAGAGCAGATTTGGACTGCTCCTCTTTTGGAGACCCTACGAGGTAGCGACGCACGTACTCTACAACATGTTTTCACTTCACTAAAAGAATACCTGAAAGGTGTTCAAACAACTATTTCTAGTAACTATTACGATTTAACTATTGGGTCTGTATCACAGGGTGTTGCAGCAGCTAGTATCACGGGCACATTCCCTAGTCAGGTTTTGAACTTAACTCTTCCTAAGGGCGATACTGGTGCTACTGGTGCAACTGGCCCGACTGGTCCACAGGGGCCTAGTGGTTATTCGACGTTAAATCTTGATGGTGGGCAACCCGATTCTGTGTATGGTGGTTTGCCTTTGATTGATTCGGGGAATATCTAATGGCTGTTCAAATTCAATATCGTCGTGGTACTGCTGCTCAGTGGACTAGTGTTAATCCTGTGCTTGCCCAAGGCGAGCCAGGATACGAGTATGATACTGGTAAATTTAAAGTTGGCAACGGTGTTAACACTTGGAATACACTCCCATATTCTAGCGGAACCCAGGGTCCTGTTGGCGCTACTGGCGCCACAGGTCCACAGGGTATTCAGGGTCCTATTGGTTTAACGGGCGCTACGGGTGCTGCTGGTCCTCAAGGTCCTATCGGGTTAACGGGTGCCACAGGCCCCACAGGAGCCACTGGAGCGACGGGACCGACTGGTCCTATAGGTTTGACTGGTCCTGCTGGTCCAACGGGTCCTACGGGGCTTACAGGTGCTACTGGAGCGACTGGGGCTACTGGTCCTGCTGGACCGACAGGACCAAAGGGTGACACTGGCGATACTGGACCAACAGGTGCTACAGGTCCTACAGGTGCTACGGGTGCCACTGGTCCACAAGGACCTCAGGGTGTTAAGGGTGATACTGGAGATACTGGACCTATTGGTTTAACAGGTGCCACTGGCGCAACGGGTGCTACGGGTCCTGCGGGACCAACCGGTTTAACAGGTCCTACTGGACCAACTGGTCCTGCGGGACCAACTGGTGCAACTGGAGCTACGGGGGCTACGGGTGCTACTGGTCCAACTGGTCCTGGTGTTTTACCTGGCGGTACCGCTAATCAGATTCTTTCTAAAATTGACAGCACGGACTACAATACGCAATGGGTTGATGCCCCTATCCCACCGTATAC